GTACCATGATAGCATTCGGTACTGGGGGTGAAGAAGGGGTAGGGTTTGACGGTATGGAAGAACTGTTCTATCACCCTGACTCCTACGACTGCATGGCATTTGATAACGAGTGGGACGCAGGTGCCATGGGAACCAAGTGTGGGTACTTCGTCCCTATATATCAAAACCTAGATGGATTTATAGACGATGACGGTAATTCGCAGATACAAGAAGCTAAAGAGCACGAAGAGATACAGCGTGAAAAGAAAAAGGGTGCCAATGACCCAAAGGCTCTTGACCAGTATACAGCAGAGCATCCGTTCACTCCGCAAGAAGCAACGCTGCAAGTAACAGCTAATCTCTTCGACGTCACCTCACTCAAAGAACAGTACAACAAAGTAAAAGCTCATGACTTGCACAAAGAGGGAACAGCCGGAGTACTGTATTACAACAAGGACAAGAAAATAGCATTTCGCCCATCTCAAGAAGTCACTCCAGTCCTTAAGTTCCCGCACAGGAAAGGAGATAAAACAGAAGGGGCTGTAGTCATGTACGAAGCACCGTACTCTACTAAAGAAGGGGAAGTCCCACACAATCTGTACTTTGTGTGCCATGACCCATACGCACAGGAAAAGTCTGGGTCTAACGAGTCACTTGGAGCTGCCTTTGTAATGAAGCGCCCAAACAACGTATCTAAACCTGATGACATAATTGTAGCTAGCTATGTCGGACGCCCGAAGACACAAGATGAGTACAACCGTAATCTATTTATGCTCGCGGAGTACTACAACGCCAAGATCGGATTCGAAAACGATCGTGGTGAGCTCATTGCTTACGCGAAGAGATATCGCAAACTTCATAAGTTACAGGAGGAGTTTGAGATGCTGGATAAGAAAGAACTCAAATCCAGGAACGTACGACGACAGTACGGAATGCATATGACCGAGCAACGTAAGAGGCAAGGTGAGCTATATATAAGAGACTGGCTGATTACCCCTCGCCACACAGACGAGGACGGAAAGACAACACTTAACCTACACAGAATATACGATACTGCTCTTTTGCAGGAACTAATTAAGTTCAATCATAAAGGAAACTTCGACCGTGTTATGGCACTAATGGTAGGGATGTACCATACCAGAGAGCTATATAATAAAGAGGTCGTGGAAATCCTTAAGGATGGGGCTGCAGATGAGTGGTTTGATCGTATATATCAATAATTTTGTAAGACATGTATGGACAAGCGAACCTCCCTAAACAGCGTATTCCCAAGTCACAGAAGACGAAAAAGTGGAGGGAAGAATGTGTGGAAGCTTACATAGACTTATCTAAGTTCGGAGTCAGTGAACGGAGATCATATCTAAAGTCACTGTACGACTATTACAACGGAGTTATCGATGAACAAGACTACCGGTATGTGCTTAAGCCGTACGGTAAGACTAGGAATAACTTCCCATCTAAACTTAGGAACTACCCTATCATCAAGCCTATCATAGACTTGCTGCTCGGAGAAAAAGCAAAGCGACCTCTGAACTATACAGTAACTGTTACTAACTCTGATAGTACATCTATTAAAGAGCAGGAGAAGCACGCCATGCTTATGAATATGGCAAATGAGATGTTTGCTCAAAAGATGTCTCCGCAAGAACAGCAAGGGCAACAACAACAGTCCCCGAAGCAAATAATAGATGAGTTCGAAAGAACCTATGTAGATAGTCGCGCACTAAAAGGTCAAGCTGCTATCAATTACATAATGCAGAACCAAGAAGTTAAAGACAAACTTCTAAATGGATTTTTTCACTACTTGGTTACTGGGGAAGTATACTCTCATAAAGGTGTAGTACGTAATGATCCATTCTTTGAGATACTTAATCCTCTAGACATAGACTACGATAAAGATCCAGATCTTGAATTTGTAGAAGATGGGGATTGGGCTATTGTACGTAAGTACGCGCATGCATCTACAGTCATAGACATCTTTGGGGAGTCCCTGACAGACGAGCAGATACTAGAGCTAGAGAACCCACAGCAGACATCAGCTGATTCTTATTTGCTGTACAGGGCAGAAGCTAACGGTAGTGATGAAAATATCTACCGCAACAGACTCGTAGAATGCATTACTGTATACTGGAAAAGCAGAAAAAGAATAGGATTCCTGTCCTATCCCGACCCTATGACTGGGAGTATGGAAGAGATGGTAGTTCAGGAAGGCTACAAAATGCCTGCGAAGTATAGAGAAATAGGGGCTAAGATAAGATACGAGTGGGTCAATGAAGTATGGGAGGGCACACGTATAGATGGGAGATTCTATATAGACATAAACCCCATAGCTAATCAAAGGACATCCATGGACAATCCGTCCAAATGTAAGTTGCCTGTAAATGGGAGAAAATACTCAGACATAAACTCCGATAATATATCAGTAGTAAGTCTAGGTATCCCCTATCAGCTGAACTACAATATCTTCAAGTATCGTATGGAACTAGCTATAGCTCGCTCCAAAGATATCATAGCTCAGTTCGACATCAACATGATCCCCAAGAAGTGGGACATGGACAAGTTCATGTACTTCGTAGAAGGTACAGGTATTGCATGGGTTGACTACAACAAAGAAGGTATACAGCTATCTCCACAGCATCAGTCTGTGTTGGACATGTCTATTAAGACAATAGACCAATACCTGCAACTGCTCGAGTCCATACAATTAGAGTGGGAAAAGATATCTGGAGTCAACAGACAACGTCAAGGTGGTATAGGACCATATGAAGGAAAAGCTGTATCACAACAAGCTATTGTACAATCATCTCATATAACCGAAGATTTATTTAGAAAATATTCTAGGTTCGAGCAAAGAGAACTGCAAGGTCTACTTGATTATTCTAAAGAAGCCTGGGTGAATGGTAAGAAAGGTATGTACGTCATGCCTGATACTACGATACAGATGTTTGACCTCTCATCGATGGAATTGATGGAGTCAGAGTTCGGAATCTTTGTGTCTGACTCTGGGAGAGATCAAGACAAGCTTGAACAAGCAAGAGCTATTGGACAATCAATGGTGCAGAACGGAGTACCAGCATCTGCAGTGCTTGATATGTTTGATACTGAGAACTTTATCGGCCTTAAGGATAAGATTCGCAAAGCAGAGAAAGCTCAAGAAGAATTGCAACAAGCTCAGCAGCAAGCACAGCAAGAACAGCAGCAACAGCAAATGCAGATGGAGCAGCAGAAGATGCAGATGGAAGAGCTTAGCAAAGACAAAGACCGTCAGGTTGATATTGAGGTAGCGCTTATAAATGCAGAAGCACGAGATCAAACTGACAAGTTGCAGATTGATATGGAGAAGATGATGCGAGACTTTGAAATAAAAGAAAAAGAATTGCAACTAAAAGAAAAAGCGCTTTTCACTGAAGGTGATACTGAACCTAACGGGGTATGACAAACAAAGAGCGTAGAAATATTGTAAATGACGCAAAAACTCGTGGATACACGGGTAGTTACGTAGATCTTTTTAAGGAAGCTGCATTAAATCCTACAGGAACACCAACTCCTGATAATGTAGCAGTAACTCCTCAAGAACAAGAAGCAGGGCTGAGACCATACCACGATGCCGGGGATACGAACGCATCTATGGCATTCAAAGATGTGCCTCCTAATACCCCATTCAATACAGTCGGAATGAAGAGGCCGATTGATATTAAAAAGTATGATAAGCAGGGACACCTCGTAAAATCATGGAACAGCGTTCCCCCCGGCATCCAAAATCTCGACACTGGTCCAAATGCAGGTACAATAATTGAGACTCCTGCACGTATGCAAGAGGGCGGTCCTGTAAAAAAACAAGTAGGTCCTAGGGTACCTAAACAAGATACCCCAGTAAGATCTACTGAGAGTAGGAACTTAGACAACGACTCTACTTACAATACTAAAGGGTGGTTAGCTGCAGGTGCTCCCGGAGGGATAGACCCGGGAGACGGAGAGTTTCATGGGGCGAGTGTAGACCCAAACACAGGAATGTGGCTTAAAAGCAAAAATCATTCTACAGCCTGGAAGGAACACTTAGGAGCACAGCTTAGCCCTGACCAGTTCTTCAAAGAAAATATGGCAGTTGTAAACCCAGAAGGATACTTCGGGAATAACCAGCTGCAGTATGTTCCTAGGAAAAAACAACAAGTAGGAGGGTACAACCCGGGTGAGTATATGAATGAGATGCAGCCCAAAGTATTCCCGAATCAAAAAAGGGATGCTAAATGGGTCAAGTATACTACAGATCACGACTTTGCAGGGAGATTCCCAGGAGAAACAAGGAGCAACAGAGAGC